CCAGCCCGTATGCTCCCACGCTGGCGGCAGGTGCGCTCTCCATTGCCTTCGGCGATTTCCAGAGCTATTGGATCGCTGACCGCACCGGCAGAACCGTTCAGCGTCTGAACGAGCTGTATTCCACCAACGGTCAGGTCGGCTTTGTTGCCACCGAGCGTGTGGACGGCAAGATCATCCTGCCGGAGGGTATCCAGCTTCTGAAGATGAAGGCGTCTTGATGAAAGGAGGCGGCGTTGATGGACGAGCTTCTTTCCAAAGTGAAAGCCAATCTCATTCTGGAACATACGGCGGATGATGCCCTGCTGAAAAGCTACATCACCGCCGCTGTTTCTTACGCCGAAAGCTACCAGCACATCCCGGAGGGCTACTACAAGGAGAACCCCATGCCGCCCACCACAGAGCAAGCCGTCATCATGCTGTCATCCCACTTCTATGAAAGCCGGGACGGCAGCACGGGCGGCTTCTTTGCGGATAACACCGGAGCGGCACAGCAGGTGTGGAACACGGTCAATCTGCTGCTCCGCTTGGATAGGCGGTGGCAGATATGAGCTTCGGAAAGATGAACGGCTTTGCCGACATCGTGAAAAACCGTCAAGTCAAGGACAGCGAGGGCTTTACCCATTCCGAGAATGAAGTCCTCGCTTCCGTCCGTGTGTACCGGGAAGGTCGGCACGGTTCACAGCGTTGGGCAAACCTCGCCGCATTCAGCGAAGCGACCGACCTGTTCCGTTTTCGGCGTATTCCGGGGCTGACGGTTACTACCGACCAGTTTCTCATCTGCGATGATTGTCGCTACGATATTGTGTCCGTGGAGAATGTAAAGGGTCGTGGAATGTACATCGAGGTACTGGCGAAAAAGGAGGTGCCGACCATTGGCTAAGTGCGACATGAAAATGCCGGAGGATTTCCTTCTGAAGATTTCCAAGCTCGGCAGCAACTTTGACAGCGTGGCGGATATCGTCCTGCAGGCCGGTGGTGAGGTCGTGCTGAAGAGAGTCAAGAGCAATCTTTCCTCCGTTATCGGCAGAGAGACAAAGTTCAAATCCCGCACCACGGGCGAACTGGAGGGCGCACTCGGCCTTTCTCCCTCCAAGCTGAACCGGGATGGTAACCACGACATCAAGGTCGGCTTCGCAGAACCCCGCTCGGACGGCAGCAGCAATGCCAAGCTGGCCAACATCATCGAATACGGCAAGCACGGTCAGCCTGCAAAGCCGTTTCTGAAGCCTGCGAAAACGGCATCCCGGCAGGAATGCATCGATGCCATGACCAAGGCGCTGGATGAGGAGGTGGAAAAGCTGTGAGTCTGCTATCCGATTTACAAACCATCGCCGAGCATTGCGGTGTTCCAGTGGAAACGGGTGTGTTCTCCGGCAAAGCACCGGACACCTATCTGGTGATTACGCCGCTGTCGGACAGCTTTGAGCTCCACGCCGACAACGCTCCCGGCTGTGAGACACAGGAGGCACGGCTGTCCATCTTCACAAAGGGCAGTTACACCAAACTGAAAAATGACCTTTTCCGTGCCTTGCTGGGTGCGGATTTCTATATTACCGACCGCCGGTACATCGGCTTTGAGACCGAAACCGGCTACCATCACTACGCCATTGACGTGGCACAAATCTACGAACTGGAGGAATAAGTTATGGCAACGATCGGTCTTGACAGACTATATTACGCAAAAATCACCGAGAACGATGCCGGTGAGGAAACCTACGGTACACCGGAGCAGCTTGCGAAAGCCATCTCCGCTGACCTTTCGGTGGAACTGGCAGAAGCGACGCTCTATGCCGACGACGGTGCTTCGGAGATCGTGAAGGAATTCAAATCCGGCACACTCTCCCTCGGCATTGACGATATCGGCTCTGCGGCGGCATCCGACCTCACGGGTGCGACTATTGACAAGAACAAGGTGCTGATTTCCGCATCCGAGGACGGCGGCGACCCTGTGGCGGTGGGATTCCGTGCCAAGAAGTCCAACGGCAAGTACAAGTATTACTGGCTGTACCGCGTGAAATTCGGTATTCCGGCGACGAACCTTGCCACCAAGGGCGACAGCATTACCTTTTCTACGCCGACCATTGAGGGCACTATTCTGCGCCGCAACAAGGCAGACGCAGGCGGCAAGCACCCGTGGAAAGCGGAGGCACTGGAGGGCGATGTGCCCACTGCGACCATCACGAACTGGTATAAGGAAGTCTACGAGCCGACTTATACTACAACTCCCCAGAATCAGGGCTAACGGAGGTAACGCACAATGGATAACGAAAGAACCGCAGTCATCACCATCGGTGACGAGGAGTACACGCTGCTCCTCACAACCAAGGCCACCAAGGAGATCGCCGGTCGATACGGCGGTCTGGAAAACCTCGGCGAGAAGCTGATGAAGTCAGAGAACTTTGAAATGGCTATCGGCGAGATCGTGTGGCTCATCACACTTCTTGCAAATCAGAGCATTCTCATCCACAACCTCAAGGACAAGGAGCATCCCAAGGAGCTGCTCACGGAGGATGGGTGGAGCTTCTGACCACGCCACTCGACCTTGCAGGATACAAAACCGCCATTACGGAAGCTCTCTATAAGGGCACCAAGCGGAATGTGGAAAGCGAGAAAGACTCAAAAAACGCACCAGTCGGGTAACGGTCTCCGATGCGGAGCTGTTTACTCGGCTTCTTTATTACGGCCTTGCCCACCTTCATCTCAGCCAGGATGAAGTGTGGCTGATGCCGTTCGGTCTGCTGCTGGACTTATGGGAGTGCCACAAGCAGTATAACGGGCAGGCCTCCCCGGCACGAGAGCATTACATTGACGATATTATCCCGGACGGCATTTGACCCATATCGGACAGCTTCACCTCGAACTTAGTCCGTTTCCGTCGCAACTTCTTTGTGAACTTTTTCGTATAGCCTTGATATTTTTCAAAAATCGTGGTATACTACACATAGAAGTTCGGACGGTTTCGTCCTAAGTACGAGGTGAAATGCATGGTTAAACGAGATTCCTATATGAACCGACTGATCCACAGTATGTGGAACGGCGAGATAAAGGTCATCACAGGCATACGCAGATGCGGCAAGTCCGTACTGCTTTTCGATCTGTTTTTCGAGTATCTTCTTTCGCAGAACGTTTCGGAAGATCATATTTTGAAAATCGAGTTGGATCAGCGGCGGTACTATAAGTTCAGAAATCCGATCACTCTGTGCGAATATGTAGAAAGCACCGTCCGGGACAGGAAGGATGAAAAATTCTATCTGTTCATTGATGAGGTGCAGTTCACCACGAAAGTAGTGGACAAGGAAAACGGCGGCATCGAGGTTACCATCTACGATATGCTGAACGAACTCAAGGCATATAAAAACCTTGATGTTTATGTCACCGGCAGTAACTCCAAAGGGCTGTCGAAAGATATCGCAACAGAGTTTCGCGGTCGTGCTACACAGATCCATGTGTTCCCTTTGTCATTTGCGGAGTTTTATTCTGCCGTGGGCGGCGACGAGCGAAAAGCACTGGATACCTATATGCTCTATGGCGGTATGCCTAGACTTTTAGCACTGGAGGATGACAAAGATAAGAAGGATTATCTGACCTCCCTCTACAGCGAATTGTATGTCAAGGATATTGTGGAGCGAAACGGCATCGAGCGCGAGGATGTTCTGAATGATATTCTGGACTTCCTTGCTTCGCAGATCAGTTCGCTGACGAATCCGACCAATATCGCAAATGCCATCGCGTCCATGAAGAACGAAAAAATCAATCCTGCGATGGTTTCAAACTATGTGCAGTATATTATCGACTCTTTCCTCATTTCAATGGCAAAGCGATACGATGTCAAAGGAAAGACCTATTTCAAGTATCCGAACAAATACTACTATACGGATATCGGGCTTCGGAACGCACGGCTGAATTACCGCCAGTACGATCCCGGTCATATCATGGAAAACATGATCTACAACGAACTTCTGCGGCGCGGGTACTCTGTTGATGTCGGTGTGGTTTGCGACCGCGCAGGCGACAGCAAGGTTCAGAAAGAGATCGACTTTGTGGTAAACGATGCAGATAAAAAAATCTATATTCAGTCCGCTTTCCGCATGGATACCGATAAAAAGGAATTCTCCGAGTTGGCATCGCTGATGCTTACCAAGGATTTCTTCAAAAAAATTATCGTTCGCATGGATGTGCCGCACAATTTTTATGACGACAACGGCATCTTCCACTGCAATCTGATCGACCTACTGCTTGGCCGGGTAGAATTGTTCTGACAAAATAACTCATATATCTACGAGGAGTGACCTTTCGGGGACACTCCTTTTTCATACCATCAGGCACGCTTTCATCGAAAACTTCGGACGGTTTCGTCCCAACTTCTCGGTGAGAGGGTGCTTTTTTCATGCCATCCACAAGGAGGTGACGGTACATGGCAGACAGTTTCGGACTGAAGATCGGTCTTGAGGGCGAAAAAGAATTCAAGAAAGCACTGGCGGACATCAACCAGTCTTTCAAGGTGCTCGGCTCCGAAATGAAGCTTGCCACCTCTCAGTTCGATAAAAACGATAAATCCGTGGAGGCACTCGCCGCACGGAACAAGGTGCTGCGAAAAGAGATCGACGAGCAGACAACAAAAATCGATACCCTTCGCAAGGCTCTGCAGAATGCCGCCACCTCTTTCGGAGAAAGCGACCGCCGCACCCAGAACTGGCAGATCCAACTCAACAATGCCGAAGCCGCCCTCAACGACATGAACCAGGAGCTGGACGAAAACGAAAAAGCCATCAAGGAGGGCGGCAAGGCTGCGGAGGAATCCGGCAGTAAGTTTGAAGGCTTCGGCAAGGTTCTCAAAACCGTAGGTGTGGCACTCGGTGCCGTAGCTGTCGCTGCAGGTGCTGCCGCCGTGAAGCTCGGCAAAGAGGTCATCGCCGCCTATGCAGACTACGAGCAGTTGGTCGGCGGTGTGGATACCTTGTTCAAGGACTCCTCGCAGGAGATCCAACGGTATGCCGCCAACGCATACAAAACGGCAGGGCTTTCTGCCAACGAGTACATGGAGACGGTCACGGGCTTTTCCGCAAGCCTGATCCAGTCCCTCGGCGGCGATACCGAAAAGGCCGCAAAGTATGCGGATATGGCAATCACGGATATGTCCGATAACGCCAACAAGATGGGCACGGATATGTCCTCCATTCAGAATGCCTACCAGGGCTTTGCCAAGCAGAACTACACGATGCTCGACAACCTCAAGCTGGGCTACGGCGGCACAAAGCAGGAAATGGAGCGCCTGCTTGCCGATGCGGAGAAGATATCTGGTGTCAAGTACGACATTTCCTCCTACGCAGATGTGGTGGAAGCCATCCATGTCATGCAGGAGAGCATGGATATTGCGGGTACGACTGCCAAGGAAGCCGAAGCCACCATTTCCGGTTCTGTCAATGCACTGAAATCCGCCGTGTCGAACCTCGTCGTAGGCTTTGGTGATGCGGACGCTGACATGGAGCTGCTGTGCAACAACATGGTGGATGCCTTCAAGACCGTGGTGGCGAACATCACCCCGGTTATTGAGAACATCGTGGCGGCTCTGCCCACGGCGCTGGACGCTCTGCTGACGGCTGTGGGCGAACTGCTGCCCACACTGCTGGAAGCGGTCACTGAGCTGTTCTCGCAGGTGCTGGAAACGCTTCTGTCCCTGCTTCCACAGCTTATCCCGGCGGCGGTGTCCGCACTCATGACTATCGTGAATACGCTGATTGAGAATCTGCCCCTGCTTATCGAGGCAGCGGTTCAGCTGGTGTCTACACTTGTGACAGGCATTGCGGATGCACTGCCCACGCTCATCCCGGCAGCGGTGCAGGCTATCGTCACCATCGTACAAGGTCTGGTGGACAGCCTGCCGATGCTCCTTGACGCAGCCTTACAACTTATCACGGGACTGGCGCAAGGACTTCTGGACGCAATCCCCGTGTTGATCGCCGCTCTGCCGGAGATCATCAACGGCATCATTACCTTCTTACTGGATTCGATTCCGCAGATTATCGAAACAGGCATTCAGCTTCTGACCTCGCTGGTGACTGCATTGCCGGAAATCATTATGGCGATCGTGGAAGCTATCCCGAAAATCATTGACGGCATTATTACCGCCGTGCTTAACGCCATTCCACAAATCATCCAAGCGGGCATCGACCTGCTGATCTCGCTGATACAGGCTTTGCCGCAAATCATTACGACCATCGTACAGGCGATTCCGCAAATCATCTCCGGCATTGTCAATGCACTGGTCGGAAACATCGATAAGATCATCATGGCAGGCGTTCAGTTGTTTGTTGCGCTGATTGAAAACCTGCCCACCATCATCGTGGAGATCGTCAAGGCGGTGCCGCAGATCATTGCGGGTATCGTGAAAGCCTTCGGTTCTCTGATGTATAAGATCGTGGAGATCGGCGGTAATATCGTAAAAGGCCTGTGGGACGGTATTACCCAGCTTGCCTCGTGGCTGTGGGACAAGGTTTCCGGGTGGATCTCCTCCATCTGGGACGGTATCTGCGATTTCTTCGGTATCCATTCGCCCTCGAAGGAGATGGCATGGGTCGGTGAAATGCTGGTCAAGGGTCTTGCAGGCTCCATTGACGACAACGGCGATGAAGCGGTCAAAGCCGCAGAAGGGATGGCAGAGGACATCAACGGCGTCATGGGCGACCTCGCTCACGATATGCAGACGGCTTTATCTACCGACTTTGATGTGAACGGCTCGATCCGCTCTGCCGTGGACGGCGTGGTCGGCAAGGCGGCATCCGCTTTCACCATCGCCCTGAACATCACGAACTTCAACAATTACAGCAGCGAGGATATCCGTCAACTCACCAACGAAGTCATGGAAACGGCGAACCAGTTCGCCCAGCGGAAAGGAGTGGTATTCGCATGACCTATTTTACCTACAACGGCCGCAGTTCCGCTGATTTCGGTCTGCATATTGAGAAGAAGGATGTGTTCTCCGCACCGGAGTACGATGCGGAGTTCATCTCCATTCCCGGCAGAAGCGGTGACATTATCAATCCCAACCGCCGATTTTCCAACATCAAAGTGACCTACACGGTGTTCCTCGCACGGAAGAATACCGCCGCCCTTGCCGATGTTCTACGGAACATCAAAGGCTGGTTGTACTCCGAGCCGGACAGATACCACGAAATCACCGACTCCTACGATGCGGAGTATTTCCGCTACGGCGTCATCTCTGGCAATCTGGACATTGAGGAGCAGCTGAACAAAATCGGCTGCTTTACCGTGACCTTCAACTGCAAGCCGTTTAAATATAGCTTTGCGGGACAGCAGACCATAGCGGATGGAAATCCGAGACTGACCGTCACGAATCCCACCGCCTTTGACAGCAAGCCCTACATTAAAATCTACGGCAGCGGCACGGTGCGGCTCATGATTCAGCCGGAAGGTCAAGGCACAAGCGCCTGGGTACTTTCCGGTGTGGACGAGTACATTGAAATCGACAGCGAACTGATGAACTGCTTCAAGGACACCGTCCTCAAAAACGATACCGTTACTGGCGAGGGCTTTCCGATGCTGAAGCCCGGAGAAAACTCCATCGCCTATGCCGGAAATGTGCGAAGGATTGAGGTCGTTCCGAGGTGGCGGTGCTTGTAAATACGGACGGTAGAAAAGTTCACAGAGATATGGTATAATATCTTAAAATTAGAACGACAAATCGGGAGTTGTGGAGGTAATTATCAATGAGAAATATTTACGATAATAGTGAATTTTTTGCCGCATATGCGGAAATGGGAAGAAGCAAATATGGTCTGAAAGCTGCTGGAGAGTGGCATCAGTTGCAACCGTTATTCCCTAAATTACAGGGAAAAAAAGTTTTGGATTTAGGATGTGGTTACGGTTGGCATTGCAAATATGCCGTACAAATGGGAGCTACTGAAATTCTTGGTATTGATAGTAGTCAAAAAATGATTGCAAAAGCAGTAGCTGATAACTCTGATGACAAAATCAAGTATAAAGTTTGCGGTGTTGAAGAATACATTTATCCTGAAAATACTTATGACCTAGTTGTTTCTAACCTGGTACTGCACTATATCGAAAATTTAGCTAATGTTTATCAAAAGGTGTATTGCACATTAAAAGTAGGTGGGTATTTCCTATTCAATATTGAACATCCGACTTTCACCGCAGGTGTTAATGAGGATTGGATTTATGATGAAAATGGGAAACCTAAATATTGGCCAATCGACAATTACTATTACACAGGCGAAAGAGAAACCAATTTTCTTGGTCAACGAGTAATTAAACAGCACCACACATTAACGCAGATATTGAATCCACTTATAAAATGTGGTTTTCAAATTGAGGCTATTGAGGAAGCAATGCCTCCGGCAGATATGATGGGTATGCCGGAAATGTGTAATGAAATGCGTAGACCTATGATGTTGTTGGTTAAGGTTAAAAAGGTTTAATAAACAACTTCCAGTTTGTCGAACAAAATTGAATCATTCAACCAAACCATCGCGGAGAAATCCCCGGTGGTATTTTTATGCCCGGAAGGAGGTGACTTCCTATGATTCCAGCCCTATACCCACCAAATGCCACGGATTTTTCCACCTTTGGTCTTGGTGTGCTGACGGATACCATTTCCTGCGAGGTCACCGAGGAGCGCAACGGCGTGTTCGAGTGTCTTCTGAAATACCCGGTCAGCGGTCAGCATTACGGGCTTATCACCAAGGAGTGCATCATCAAGGCAAAGCACAACGACACCGCAGGCGATCAGGCATTCCGCATTTACCGTATCACAAAGCCTCTGAACGGCATCGTCACCATCTACGGTCAGCATATCTCTTACGATCTCGCCAATGTGCCGGTGCTGCCGTTTTCGACGGAGAGCCGCTCACCGCAGCTCATTCTCTCGCAGCTTCTTGCCGGAGATACACGCTTCACGGGCTGGACGGACTACTCGGACGCAAAGGCGTTTTCCGTCACGCAGCCGAAAAGCGTCCGGGCGTGTCTCGGCGGCATGGAAGGCTCCATGCTCTCCAAATGGCACGGCGAGTTTGAGTGGGACAACTTCACGGTGAAGTTCCATTCGCACCGAGGACAGAAAACCGGTGTGGTCATTGAATACGGAAAGAACCTCACCGCATTGGAGCAGGACGAGGACAACAGCGGCGTGTACACGGCTCTGCTTCCGTATGCGGTGTACACCCCAGAGGGCACGGATACCGAAACCGTGGTCACGCTGCCGGAGGTTACGCTCCCCATTGTGACTTCGGAGATCGTCCGGTCGAAAACGCTTATTCTGGACTTTTCCGACCAATTTGGAGAGAACACCGCCATTACGGAAGAAGCACTCCGTGCCAAAGCCAACAGCTATATCAAGGCAAATCCGCTGGGTGCGACCATCCCCACGGTCAAGGTTTCCTTTGAGCCGCTCTGGAAACAGCCGGAGTATTCGGCACTCTTGGAGCGGGTCAACCTCTGCGATACCGTCACCATCCGGCACTCGCTTCTGGGTGTCAGCGTGTCGGCTATGGTCATTGAAACGGTGTACGACACCCTTGCCGAGCGGTACAAGAGCATTTCCCTCGGTCAGAGCAAGTCCAGCATGATCACCACCATCTCCGAGATGCAGTCCTCGGTTGATAAGGTGGAGTCCACGGTGGGACGCTTTCCGAAGCTGCTCCAAACCGCCATCGGCAAAGCAACCGGCCTTATCACCGGCCAGAGCGGCGGCTATGTGGTCATTCACACCAGCGAGGAAAACGGTCAGCCCTATGAGCTGCTCATTCTGGACGCTCCCTCCATTGATGAGTCCGTCAATGTTTGGCGGTGGAATGTGGGCGGTCTTGGCTTCAGTCACAATGGCTACAACGGTCCCTATGAAACCGCCATTACGGCAGACGGGCAGATCGTCGCAGACTTCATCACTTCCGGCTCTTTGGTGGCGAACATCATCAAGGCCGGTGTTATCCAGTCACAGGATGGCTCGTCTTATTGGGATTTGGAGAGCGGTGAAGTGGTACTCCGTGCGTATGTCTCAACGGAGGAGTTTGCGGAGAAAACAGCCTATCTCCAGCAGAATGTGGACGGGCTGAACAGCTATGTGGCGACCCTAACCGAAACCGTGGAAACGGTGTCCAACGACCAGGGCGTCCTGGAGGAACGGGTGCTGAACTCCGAAAGCCGTGTTTCGGAATTGGAACACACGGTGGATGGACTGTCCGTCACCATGCAGGAGCAGTACATCGGCGGCATCAACTATGTGCAGAATTCCTCCGGGTTGAACGGCATCACGGACGATTGGAGCTACTCCGGTACGGTGAAAACGGATGCCTCCACAGATACGCAAAACAACACCATTTCCGACTCCTGCTTTGTGCTGGGCGCATACTCCTCGTTGTCGCAGTACATCCGAGGGGTGGTTCCCGGCACTTATACGATCTCGGTTCGGGCAAAGAAAACCTCGACCATGTCCGGGTATTTCTATTTGACCTACAACGGGAACAAAACCAAGTACCTGTTCAATAAGTCCACGGCATTTGACTGGACGGACTATTCCGTGACGCTCACGGATGTGACTGACCCTACGCTGCGTATTTACTGCTACTGTCGGGATGCGTCCATTTACCTCGCCGACATCATGATCTCCGAAGGAGCGATTCCCCGAAAGTGGACGCCTGCACCCAACGAGATCTACACGCAGGAGGTCAAGATCGACAAGCGGGGCATCGAGGTATCCAACAGCGCATCGTCTCAGCGGACGGTCATCACAAACACGGAGTTCGCCGGTTATTACAACGATGAAGTGATTTTCACTCTGAACAAAGACGAAACGCAGACCAAGAAAACCACGGTGGACGGCGAACTGACCGTGGGCAAAACGAAGTTTGTCCCGATGCCAACGGCGTCCGATGGGCTGAATATCGTCATTCTGGATTAAGGAGGGAAAGCTATGGCAACTTGGAAAAGCGCGGCATACGATGGGCGCTATCTTCAACTGGACATTTCAGAAAGCGTGAATGTGGTCGGTAACAGCTCGACACTTTCCTGGACGCTGACCTCTACCGGTGGCGCATCCACTTACTACACCATTGACACGACCACTGTAACGATCAACGGTACGACCGTCTACTCAAAGGAACGTACCTATTGGGATGACCGTGTTTTCCCGGCAAAGAAAGGTTCTGTCAGTGGCACGATTACTGTAGCTCACAACAGCAACGGCAGCAAAACGATTGCGGTCGGATTCTCGACCCGTGTTTATATCTACGGTTCACAGGAATACGGCGGCAGCATGACGCTGACTACCATTGACCGCTCTGCTCCCACAGTTACATTCAGTACATCGAATGTCACGGCAAACGGGTTCAAAATCTCCGCTACATCCTCTGCCACGGCGGACATCTGGCAGTACAGCACAAACGGCGGTTCGAGCTGGACGCAGTTCTCAACGACGGCATCCACCAGCGCCAGCGTAACATTGTCCTCGCTTTCGCCGAACACGAGCTATACGGTGAGGGTCAGAGTAAGGCGGCAATACAACCACGTCTACGGCACTTCCGGCAGTTCCACGGTCAAGACGCTGGGCGGTGCTGTGGTGAATAGTGTCAACACGGTGACGGCGGACAATGCCACGGTTTCCATTACCATCAATGTGACCGTGTACGAAGCCTCCTACACCAATACGCTGGTGCTCAAAAACGGCAGCACGACCATCCTGACTATTTCCGGGTTTTCCTGGTCGAGGGGTACAGCAAACCGCACAGTCACGCTGTCATCGGCACAGAGAATAACGCTGTTGAACGCTATGGCGTCAATCAAGTCGTTCACAGGTACCTTTGCGGTTTCGTCTTACAGTGGGTCTACGCAGATCGGCAGCACTTCAAGCAAAACCGCCACTGTACTAACCACGGCGACCAATTCCGCTCCGACCATAAGCGGATTCACTTATGCCGACAGCTACACGACCACAAAGAACCTCACGGGCAACGATCAGCTGTTCGTACAGGACTACTCAACCCTCAAGGTCACCCCCGAAACGGCGACTGCGAAGAACGGAGCGTCCATTTCCAACTATACCGCTTCCTGCAACGGTTTATCCGCATCCAATTCAACTGGGTCTGCTATCACAGTCGGAAAAATTGCCAAGTCCGGCAGCGTAACGGTCACGCTCACGGTCACGGACTCCCGCGGTTATACCGCCAGCGTTTCCCAAACTATTACGGTCATCCCATACGCAAAGCCGAAGGTGTCCTCGGTGACGCTCCGACGAACCAACGACATTGAAGCGGAAATGCAGCTCAAATTCAGAGGCTCTATTTCTGCTGTTACCGTAGACGGGACGCAGAAAAACAGCGTGGTTTATGTGCGGTATCGGTACAAGAAAACCAGTGAGAGCAGTTACGGCAGCTACACCAGCATCTATTCCGGCACGACAAAAAGCGGAACCTCTTTCAGCTACTCCAATTTGGAACTGTGCAGTCTGGATGCCAACAGTTCCTACGACCTCCATCTACAGGTCCAAGACAAGCTCTATTCTTTGAGCAGTCTGGATCTATATTTTACTGTTCCGCAGGGTACGCCCCTCATTGCACTGCGGAAAAAGAAGGTCGGCATCAACACGCCGGAGCCACAAGCCATGCTGGATGTTGCCGGGGATATGCGGGTGGATGGCTCACCCCTTGCGGATTTTGTCATTCAGCAAGGGATAAGCGGCATCTGGAATTATCGTAAATGGAAAAGCGGTACAGCGGAATGTTGGGGTCAGTATTCCTTTACGACCGCCATTTCGACGGCATGGGGCGTGCTCTATGAGAGCGGTGCAATTGCGCTCCCTAATTTTCCATTTACCTTCGCGGAAATTCCTCATGTCCATATCTCCACGGAGAACAGCAATTACGCCATGTTTGTGGAGCGAGGCAGTTCAAGTAGCTGGTCTACAACAATCAACCCCGGAAAGATATTTGCCGTAAGACCAAATACAGTACCATCGGCAACCTACAAAGTATCAATCTATGCCATCGGAAAAGTGTGACGCTCCGGCGTCACTTTTTTCATACCCATTTTTAATTTCAAAGGAGGACAAACAAAATGAAAGAATTCTGGACGACCATTCAGGTGGTTATTGCCGGTATCGGCGGCTGGCTGGGATGGTTCTTGGGAGGATGTGACGGCTTGCTTTATGCGCTTCTGGCTTTCGTAGTCATCGACTACATCACCGGCATCATGTGCGCCGTGGTGGATAAGAAGCTGTCCAGCGAAGTCGGATTCAAGGGCATTTTCAAAAAGGTGCTCATCTTCGCTCTGGTTGGCATCGGGCATATTCTCGACACCCGCGTCATCGGCAGCGGCTCGGTGATGCGTACCGCCGTCATTTTCTTCTACCTGTCGAATGAGGGCGTGTCCCTGTTGGAGAACGCCGCATATCTGGGACTGCCCATCCCGCAGAAGCTGAAATCCGTTCTGGAGCAACTTCATGACCGCAGTGAAAAGGAGGACGAATAATATGGCTTACACGAACAGTTCCTTAGTGTCCTACACCAAACTCAGTCCGAACCACTCCGGGCAGCGCACCCACAGCATTGACCGCATTACGCCTCACTGCGTGGTGGGTCAGTGCAGTGTGGAAACGCTGGGCAACATCTTTTTGCCCGTATCCCGTCAGGCAAGTTCAAACTACGGTATCGGACCGGACGGCCGTGTCGGTATGTATGTAGAGGAGAAGAACCGTTCCTGGTGTTCCTCTTCCAACGCAAACGACCAGAGAGCCGTAACCATCGAATGCGCTTCCGATACCACGGAACCGTATGCATTTCGTGATGTTGTGTATCAGACGCTCATCAAACTCTGCGTTGACATTTGTAAACGCAACGGCAAAACAAAGCTGCTCTGGCTCGGTGATAAGGCAAAGACGCTCAATTACAATCCAAAGCCGGACGAGATGGTACTTACCGTTCACAGATGGTTTGCTAACAAATCCTGTCCGGGCAACTGGATGTATGCCCGTATGGGCGACCTTGCAAAAAAGGTGACGGCGGCACTCGGCGGAAACACGAACCCTGCAAAGCCCGTCAAGCCCTCTGCGACAATCAAAGTCGGCGACCTTGTGACTATCACAGGCAGCACCTACTATGGCGGCAAATCCATCCCCGGCTGGGTGAAGAAGCTCCGCTGGTATGTGGTTGAGGTCAGTGGGGACCGTGCAGTCATTAATAAGGACGAGTCCGGCAGGTACGCCATCATGTCGCCGGTCAAGACCTCTGCACTTGCCGTGGCAGGTACCAAACCCACCGATGACTATCGCATCCATACCGTGGTGCATGGTGACACCCTCTGGGCGATTGCCAAGAAGTATCTCGGCAACGGCAGCCGCTACAAGGAGATTGTCAGTCTGAACGGACTGACAAGCAATGTCATCTACAGCGGTATGAAGCTGAAGATCCCGAATAAGTAAACCGAACCTATCACACGCTCTCTGCGGATCATTCCGTGGAGGGCGTTATTTTTTTGCTCTTTTTTCGTTCAAGATGGCCATTTCCCTCCAGTGGGTAGTGAGAGGGGCCCCTCTCGGACTGGAGGACAATCTCATGACAAATGAGCAAAGAGAAAAGATAACGGCCCTGCGGCATCAGGGCTTTGGATATACGGCCATCGCCAACAGCGTCGGACTGTCAAAGGACAGCGTCAAAGCATATTGTCGATCCCACGGCCTCGCCGGTGAGAAGGCAGAGAGCCACAGCCTTGCGGAGGTTCCCACACAGCTTTGCCTGAACTGCGGCAAAACGCTGATCCAGTTCCCCAGACGGAAACAGAAAAAGTTCTGCTGCCCGGAATGCCGGACGGCATGGTGGAACGCACACCCGGACGCTGTGAAGCAGAAGGCCGTTTATACCTTTATCTGCCCAGAGTGCGGAAAGGAGTTCACGGCCTACGGAAACGCCAAGCGCAAGTACTGCTCCCACGTCTGTTATATTGCGGCCCGGTTCAAAGGCGGTGATGCCTGATGAGCAAGGAGGAGCTCCACAACGATATGCTCTACCATGCAGCGATTTCAATGGCGAAATCCATGCTCGAAAAGGGCTTGATCACCGATGAGGAATACGCTGAAATTGATACAATTCTGCTCGAAAAATACCGACCATATTTGGGTACATTATTATCCGAAAACGCTTGATATTCCTGTCTTTTAGAGTGATATATAGACACTACCGGAAGGAGGGATATCATTGAAAACAGTAGAGAAAATCGAGCGAAAACTGCCGGTTCTGAAAACAAGAAAGCGAGTCGCTGCCTACGCCAGAGTGTCGATGGAATCCGAGCGGATGCAGCACTCGCTTTCTGCACAGGTGAGCTATTACAGCGCACTGATTCAAAAGAACCCCGAATGGGAATATGCTGGCGTTTTTGCGGATTACGGGATCTCCGGCACCGGCACCAAAAAGCGTGAAGAGTTCAATCGCATGCTGGCTGAGTGTGAAGCCGGAAACATCGACATCATCCTCACCAAGTCGATCCAGCGTTTTGCGAGGAACACCGTGGACCTTTTAAACACGGTCCGGCACCTGAAGGACCTCGGCATTGAGGTGCGCTTCGAGAAGGAAAACATCAATTCCTTGAGCGGCGACGGAGAGCTGATGCTTTCCATCCTTGCTTCCTTCGCACAGGAAGAAAGCCGCAGCATTTCCGAAAACGTCAAATGGGGTACGATCAAGCGGTTCAAGCAAGGCATTCCCAACGGCAAGTTCAGCATTTTCGGGTATGAGTGGCAGGACGACAAACTGGTCATCGTACCGGAGGAAGCAGAGATCATCCGTTGGATGTATGCCGAGTACATGAAAGGCGCATCCCGGATTGAGATTGGCAGGGCCTTGATGGACCGAGGCATTTATACCCGGCAGGGAAAGCCGTGGGTGGACTCCAATGTGAAGGTCATCCTGACAAACATCACCTACACCGGGAACATGCTCTTCCAGAAGGAATACTGTGAAGACCCGATCACCAAGCACCGTAGGAAGAATTACGGCGAGATGCCACAGTATTTTGTCGAAGACACTCACGAGGCAATTATCCCGATGGACGAATGGCAAGCGGTACAGGCCGAGTTCAAGCGCAGACGGGACCTTGGTCCCTTCGGAAACAAGTCGCTGAAACTATCGGCTTTCTCCACGAAGATCACCTGTGGCTGCTGCCGAAAACACTATCGCCACAGTGGAAAACGGAATACCGCCGGTGAGGTTTACTACATCTGGATCTGTCAGACGAAAAGCCAGAAAGGTGTGTCGGCTTGCCCCTCGAAGAACATCCCGGAGAAGATGCTCCAGAATACCGCAGCGGAGGTGCTGGGCCTTGATAAGTTTGACGAGGACGTTTTCAGTCAGCAGATCGAGGAAGTCATCGTTATCGGAGACGATACCTTGACCTTCCGCTTTTACGACGGCCACGAGGTCACCACCAAATGGCAATCTACTGCCAAGACCGACTGGTGGACAGACGAGCGCAGAAAGCTCTGGGGAGAACGGCACAAGCGCAAGGATACCAATCCGAACCGGAATACCTTCTACGAGTTCACCGGATTCATAAAATGCGGCTGCTGCGGTGCCAATTACCGCTGCCAATCCGGAAAGCGTAAGGACGGCACCCCGACACGGTCTTGGTATTGCACCGGTCCACGTTCCGAATGTCGGAATCCGGCTATCAGGGACGAGACCATGAAGCGGCTGGTGACTGAGATCCTTGGCCTTGATGAGTTCGACGAGGCTGCGATGGACGCTCAGATTGAAAGTGCAACAATCCTCGACCACATGGTCACGTTCCATTTCAGGGACGGCCACATCGAATCCAGAGACTTCTTGGATAAGCGGCACGGCACCCCTTGGACCGAGGAACGGCGGGAAAAAGCAAAAAAATCCATGAAGGCCGCTTGGACAGACGAGCGCAGGGAGGCAATGAGTGAAAGAATCAAGAAAATAAGGAGCGAAAAGAAATGGCCAAATCCGTAACCACGATACCGGCGACGCTGTCACGCTTCACGGCGGCACCGATTAACAGCACTAAGAAGCGACGTGTGGCGGCCTACGCTCGTGTCAGCACCGACAACGAGGAGCAGCTGACCAGTTACGAAGCGCAGATTGACTACTACACGAATTACATCAATGGCCGGGATGATTGGGAGTTCGTCGGGGTATATCCTGACGAAGGCATCACCGGCACCAATACCAAAAAGCGTGAGCAGTTCAGGCAGATGGTTGCAGATGCCCTTGACGGCAAGATCGACCTGATTATCACGAAGTCGGTCAGCCGCTTTGCCAGAAACACAGTCGATAGCCTGACTACCATCCGGAAACTCAAGGAGCACAACGTCGAGGTCTATTTTGAAAAAGAAAACATCTGGACCTTCGACAGCAAGGGTGAACTTCTGCTGACGATCATGTCCTCGCTGGCGCAGGAAGAGTCCCGGTCCATTTCCGAGAACTGCACATGGGGCCAACGGAAGCGGTTTGCAGACGGCAAGGTCACGGTTCCGTTCAAGCGATTTCTGGGCTACGACATGGGGTCGGACCACAACCTCGTGGTAAACCCAGAACAGGCCAAGCTGGTCAAGCGCATCTACGGAATGTTCCTGCAAGGCCAGTCGCCATTCCAGATTGCCCGGACGCTGACCGAAGAAGGCATTCCTTCTCCCGGCGGCAAGGACCACTGGAGCCCCAGCAACATCAAAAGCATTCTCACCAACGAAAAGTACAAGGGTGATGCGCTGCTGCAGAAGTCCTTCACTGTAGATTTTCTGACCAAGAAGAAAAAGACCAACGAGGGTGAAATCCCGCAGTACTACGTCAAGGACAACCACGAGGCCATTATCGATCCGGAGACCTTCGAGATGGTGCAGACGCTGATGACTACCCGCACCAAGGGCCGGAACCGCAAGAGCTCGGTCAGCATCTTTTCCAGTAAGGTCAAGTGCGGAGACTGCGGCAGCTGGTACGGGCCGAAGGTCTGGCACAGCAACGACGCCTACCGGAAGGTCATCTGGCAGTGTAATCACAAGTTCGACGGCCAGAAATGCGCCACACCGACACTCACCGAGGATGAAATAAAAGAACTGTTCCTCCGGGCCGCCAATCAGGTGATCGACCAGAAGGAACAGTTTATAGCCATATACGATCAGGTCCTTTCAAGAAGCCTCGACACCACGGCACTTGAGAGTGAGCTTTCGGATCTGGAAGCTGAAATCAACATCGCTGCCGAGCTCATCGAGGATTGCATCAAGGAGAACGCTCACGTCGCCCTCGATCAGGATGAATACCAGAAACGATACGATGCTCTGGTGGCCCGGTTCGATAAGGCCAAGGCCCGACACACCGAGGTCACCGATCTAATTGCCGAGCGCATGGCCCGAAAGCACCAGATCGAAGCATACTTGAAAAACCTGCGGAGCCGGGAGCCGCTGACGGAGTTCCGGGAAACAGACTGGCTGGCGATGGTGGATTACATCGCCGTTCACAGCAAGAACGACATCCGGGTGACCTTCAAGGATGGCACGGAAATCGAAACCTGACCCGCAAGAAAAAAGGAATGCCTCCGAACCATATCGGCTCGGAGGCTTTTTCGTTAGTCATCTTCCCAGATAAAGTTTACGTGGCCGCAGTGCGGACATTTCACATACCCGTCTGGATTGTTGCCGTTTTCCCACGGGGCTGTATATGATCCGCCGGTCATTTTTTGGCCACAGTTCTCGCAGGTTCTCTCGTTCTTCCTTGACCGAAACAAGACGTTTACAAGCTCTCCGTCGTCTTCAAGGAAAAAGCGATCTCTGCAATTTGCACAATTGAACCAACGCGACTTGTCAGGCCAGTCGCCCTTCATTCTCTTGCCACATTGTGGGCAGTTCATTACAACACCTCCTTACGCACAGTTTTTCACATAATCCCGGACATAGGTCTGGTGGTCGCCGAGGGTGATCCCCAGTGCCTCTGCAAGCGCTCTTTGCTCGGGGGAAGGCGTCCACGAAGCAGGCAGATTGCGGATATGTCCGTTGACAGGGAAGGCTTCACCACCGTTGATTATCGCCAGGACGGGGCGCTGGGCTTCATGGACGACGTCCGTGACCGGGAGATCGACATGAATCTCAATGGGCTGCGGAGCAGGCTTCTGACCTTGGCGCAGCACCTTCATAGCCAGTTTGGTGACGGAATCCCAGTTCTTATACAGCAGGATGCCGCCAACCACCACCACCGCTACGCCCCCAGCAATCAAGACTTTCTTCTTGTTCCGCTGCCACCAGGTTCTCTGCTCGACATCGGGGATTTCATGGTTCTGCATAACACAGACCTCCAATTTCAAACTTGGGTGTTGACATTAATGTCCGTGCCCTGTATAATGCATTATAGGACATTAATGTCCGCAAGTCAACATTTTTCCCGTCAGTCGGGTGCGGTCATTTTTGCGTCATTTGTCCATGAGGAGGTAAGCAGATGGCAAACAAGGAAACGCCAAAGGTGCCCATCAACCGGGACCGGTTTTTTGAAGTTTTAAAAGCACGAGGCAGCAGTATCAGAAAACTTGGAGAAGCATATAACGAAATCCAAAGAACGGAGAAAACGATCCGTAGATGCTTGGACGAGGGGAAAATGCCGCCAGATCTTTTGGAGCGGATTGCCAGGTTTCTGAATGTCCACCCCGATTATCTGGCTGGTATTTATGACGAGAAGGCAGATCGCATAGAAGACGCCTATCTACGCCATATGTATTTAAAAAGGGTTAAGCCAGAGAATTACCCGTATCTGCTCAAAGCACGGGAGGACATCGATTATTCGCGCTACTTTGAAGATATCCTTACCATGAATAATATTTCTATGGAGCAGTTCAAAACGCTTGACCCAGTTGAAAGGGTTCTGTTCCGGCAAGAACTCGTACTTGCAATACTTGAAGTAATTGCAAAGCACTTCAAAGTCGACTCTCTGGGCCGCGATATTGCCGAAGACCTGGATTACTGCAGGTCGTTCGTTGATGATTTCGACCCCTTTTCATATTTCGCTGAATTGGAAGGCATCGCCGTTGAAGACGATTTTGAGGGACCCTCCCCTGAAGAAATGGAGGAATTGTCCGAGATCGAGAAAAAGCGGGCTGAAAAATATCCACCTAAAAAATCGCAGGAATAATGAAGTACCTCCGAACCAATCACATCGGCTCGGAGGCACTTTTCGTTATTCGTTTTGTTTCGGGCAAATCCTCGGCAGCACTTCCAGGAAGTGTCGACCGATCTTCTCCGGGTCCATATCATTCGCCTCGCAGATGAAGCGGATGGCGTCCGGCAACAGAATGTGTCCCTTTGCTTTCTCTTCCTTGTACTTCATCCATTCCTCATATTCCTTGTTTGTGATCTGTTTCATGCTGCCACCTCCATATAACAAAAACAGCCGGGACACCCCGACTTCCACAACTTACCCCTCAAATGCCAACTTACCCCTCAAGCGGCAAAATCGGCGGAGAAATAATTAAATTGTATCAATCTCGGTGTTTTCATATCTAAAAATCGACTGTCAATCCTGTCACATTCCTGCGAAACCAGATCGCACATTGCTTTTACCTCTCGCTCGGCAGTAAAGACCTCGCCATGTTCGGCAACCCTTTGCTTTGACTTAACTTGTTTCGCCACGCTATTATCACCTCAATTAAAATAAAGCAACATAATCGGCATTATGTTGTATTGCGAGTTCAAATTAAAACTCCAATATAATTAAATATATCATATTTTAAACTAAACCACAACAAATTACATACAGAAAAGTAGGAATTTATTCAAAATTGTCATTTTTACACATCATAAATAAGCCTTTTCAATTCTGATTTTGACAAGGCTTGATTTTTCCTGCTTATTTTTAGTTTTCAACGCTCACTGATTTTGGTGGGCGTTATTTTTTTGCTTTGATTTACAACATAATGCCGATTATGTTGCTTTATTTTAATTGAGGTGATAATAGCGTGGCGAAACAAGTTAAGTCAAAGCAAAGGGTTGCCGAACATGGCGAGGTCTTTACTGCCGAGCGAGAGGTAAAAGCAATGTGCGATCTGGTTTCGCAGGAATGTGACAGGATTGACAGTCGATTTTTAGATATGAAAACACCGAGATTGATACAATTTAATTATTTCTCCGCCGATTTTGCCGCTTGAGGGGTAAGTTGGCATTTGAGGGGTAAGTTGTGGAAGTCGGGGTGTCCCGGCTGTTTTTGTTATATGGAGGTGGCAGCATGAAACAGATCACAAACAAGGAATATGAGGAATGGATGAAGTACAAGGAAGAGAAAGCAAAGGGACACATTCTGTTGCCGGACGCCATCCGCTTCATCTGCGAGGCGAATGATATGGACCCGGAGAAGATCGGTCGACACTTCCTGGAAGTGCTGCCGAGGATTTGCCCGAAACAAAACGAATAACGAAAAGTGCCTCCGAGCCGATGTGATTGGTTCGGAGGTACTTCATTATTCCTGCGATTTTTTAGGTGGATATTTTTCAGCCCGCTTTTTCTCGATCTCGGACAATTCCTCCATTTCTTCAGGGGAGGGTCCCTCAAAATCGTCTTCAACGGCGATGCCTTCCAATTCAGCGAAATATGAAAAGGGGTCGAAATCATCAACGAACGACCTGCAGTAATCCAGGTCTTCGGCAATATCGCGGCCCAGAGAGTCGACTTTGAAGTGCTTTGCAATTACTTCAAGTATTGCAAGTACGAGTTCTTGCCGGAACAGAACCCTTTCAACTGGGTCAAGCGTTTTGAACTGCTCCATAGAAATATTATTCATGGTAAGGATATCTTCAAAGTAGCGCGAATAATCGATGTCCTCCCGTGCTTTGAGCAGATACGGGTAATTCTCTGGCTTAACCCTTTTTAAATACATATGGCGTAGATAGGCGTCTTCTATGCGATCTGCCTTCTCGTCATAAATACCAGCCAGATAATCGGGGTGGACATTCAGAAACCTGGCAATCCGCTCCAAAAGATCTGGCGGCATTTTCCCCTCGTCCAAGCATCTACGGATCGTTTTCTCCGTTCTTTGGATTTCGTTATATGCTTCTCCAAGTTTTCTGATACTGCTGCCTCGTGCTTTTAAAACTTCAAAAAACCGGTCCCGGTTGATGGGCACCTTTGGCGTTTCCTTGTTTGCCATCTGCTTACCTCCTCATGGACAAATGACGCAAAAATGACCGCACCCGACTGACGGGAAAAATGTTGACTTGCGGACATTAATGTCCTATAATGCATTATACAGGGCACGGACATTAATGTCAACACCCAAGTTTGAAATTGGAGGTCTGTGTTATGCAGAACCATGAAATCCCCGATGTCGAGCAGAGAACCTGGTGGCAGCGGAACAAGAAGAAAGTCTTGATTGCTGGGGGCGTAGCGGTGGTGGTGGTTGGCGGCATCCTGCTGTATAAGAACTGGGATTCCGTCACCAAACTGGCTATGAAGGTGCTGCGCCAAGGTCAGAAGCCTGCTCCGCAGCCCATTGAGATTCATGTCGATCTCCCGGTCACGGACGTCGTCCATGAAGCCCAGCGCCCCGTCCTGGCGATAATCAACGGTGGTGAAGCCTTCCCTGTCAACGGACATATCCGCAATCTGCCTGCTTCGTGGACGCCTTCCCCCGAGCAAAGAGCGCTTGCAGAGGCACTGGGGATCACCCTCGGCGACCACCAGACCTATGTCCGGGATTATGTGAAAAACTGTGCGTAAGGAGGTGTTGTAATGAACTGCCCACAATGTGGCAAGAGAATGAAGGGCGACTGGCCTGACAAGTCGCGTTGGTTCAATTGTGCAAATTGCAGAGATCGCTTTTTCCTTGAAGACGACGGAGAGCTTGTAAACGTCTTGTTTCGGTCAAGGAAGAACGAGAGAACCTGCGAGAACTGTGGCCAAAAAATGACCGGCGGATCATATACAGCCCCGTGGGAAAACGGCAACAATCCAGACGGGTATGTGAAATGTCCGCACTGCGGCCACGTAAACTTTATCTGGGAAGATGACTAACGAAAAAGCCTCCGAGCCGATATGGTTCGGAGGCATTCCTTTTTTCTTGCGGGTCAGGTTTCGATTTCCGTGCCATCCTTGAAGGTCACCCGGATGTCGTTCTTGCTGTGAACGGCGATGTAATCCACCATCGCCAGCCAGTCTGTTTCCCGGAACTCCGTCAGCGGCTCCCGGCTCCGCAGGTTTTTCAAGTATGCTTCGATCTGGTGCTTTCGGGCCATGCGCTCGGCAATTAGATCGGTGACCTCGGTGTGTCGGGCCTTGGCCTTATCGAACCGGGCCACCAGAGCATCGTATCGTTTCTGGTATTCATCCTGATCGAGGGCGACGTGAGCGTTCTCCTTGATGCAATCCTCGATGAGCTCGGCAGCGATGTTGATTTCAGCTTCCAGATCCGAAAGCTCACTCTCAAGTGCCGTGGTGTCGAGGCTTCTTGAAAGGACCTGATCGTATATGGCTATAAACTGTTCCTTCTGGTCGATCACCTGATTGGCGGCCCGGAGGAACAGTTCTTTTATTTCATCCTCGGTGAGTGTCGGTGTGGCGCATTTCTGGCCGTCGAACTTGTGATTACACTGCCAGATGACCTTCCGGTAGGCGTCGTTGCTGTGCCAGACCTTCGGCCCGTACCAGCTGCCGCAGTCTCCGCACTTGACCTTACTGGAAAAGATGCTGACCGAGCTCTTGCGGTTCCGGCCCTTGGTGCGGGTAGTCATCAGCGTCTGCACCATCTCGAAGGTCTCCGGATCGATAATGGCCTCGTGGTTGTCCTTGACGTAGTACTGCGGGATTTCACCCTCGTTGGTCTTTTTCTTCTTGGTCAGAAAATCTACAGTGAAGGACTTCTGCAGCAGCGCATCACCCTTGTACTTTTCGTTGGTGAGAATGCTTTTGATGTTGCTGGGGCTCCAGTGGTCCTTGCCGCCGGGAGAAGGAATGCCTTCTTCGGTCAGCGTCCGGGCAATCTGGAATGGCGACTGGCCTTGCAGGAACATTCCGTAGATGCGCTTGACCAGCTTGGCCTGTTCTGGGTTTACCACGAGGTTGTGGTCCGACCCCATGTCGTAGCCCAGAAATCGCTTGAACGGAACCGTGACCTTGCCGTCTGCAAACCGCTTCCGTTGGCCCCATGTGCAGTTCTCGGAAATGGACCGGGACTCTTCCTGCGCCAGCGAGGACATGATCGTCAGCAGAAGTTCACCCTTGCTGTCGAAGGTCCAGATGTTTTCTTTTTCAAAATAGACCTCGACGTTGTGCTCCTTGAGTTTCCGGATGGTAGTCAGGCTATCGACTGTGTTTCTGGCAAAGCGGCTGACCGACTTCGTGATAATCAGGTCGATCTTGCCGTCAAGGGCATCTGCAACCATCTGCCTGAACTGCTCACGCTTTTTGGTATTGGTGCCGGTGATGCCTTCGTCAGGATATACCCCGACGAACTCCCAATCATCCCGGCCATTGATGTAATTCGTGTAGTAGTCAATCTGCGCTTCGTAACTGGTCAGCTGCTCCTCGTTGTCGGTGCTGACACGAGCGTAGGCCGCCACACGTCGCTTCTTAGTGCTGTTAATCGGTGCCGCCGTGAAGCGTGACAGCGTCGCCGGTATCGTGGTTACGGATTTGGCCATTTCTTTTCGCTCCTTATTTTCTTGATTCTTTCACTCATTGCCTCCCTGCGCTCGTCTGTCCAAGCGGCCTTCATGGATTTTTTTGCTTTTTCCCGCCGTTCCTCGGTCCAAGGGGTGCCGTGCCGCTTATCCAAGAAGTCTCTGGATTCGATGTGGCCGTCCCTGAAATGGAACGTGACCATGTGGTCGAGGATTGTTGCACTTTCAATCTGAGCGTCCATCGCAGCCTCGTCGAACTCATCAAGGCCAAGGATCTCAGTCACCAGCCGCTTCATGGTCTCGTCCCTGATAGCCGGATTCCGACATTCGGAACGTGGACCGGTGCAATACCAAGACCGTGTCGGGGTGCCGTCCTTACGCTTTCCGGATTGGCAGCGGTAATTGGCACCGCAGCAGCCGCATTTTATGAATCCGGTGAACTCGTAGAAGGTATTCCGGTTCGGATTGGTATCCTTGCGCTTGTGCCGTTCTCCCCAGAGCTTTCTGCGCTCGTCTGTCCACCAGTCGGTCTTGGCAGTAGATTGCCATTTGGTGGTGACCTCGTGGCCGTCGTAAAAGCGGAAGGTCAAGGTATCGTCTCCGATAACGATGACTTCCTCGATCTGCTGACTGAAAACGTCCTCGTCAAACTTATCAAGGCCCAGCACCTCCGCTGCGGTATTCTGGAGCATCTTCTCCGGGATGTTCTTCGAGGGGCAAGCCGACACACCTTTCTGGCTTTTCGTCTGACAGATCCAGATGTAGTAAACCTCACCGGCGGTATTCCGTTTTCCACTGTGGCGATAGTGTTTTCGGCAGCAGCCACAGGTGATCTTCGTGGAGAAAGCCGATAGTTTCAGCGACTTGTTTCCGAAGGGACCAAGGTCCCGTCTGCGCTTGAACTCGGCCTGTACCGCTTGCCATTCGTCCATCGGGATAATTGCCTCGTGAGTGTCTTCGACAAAATACTGTGGCATCTCGCCGTAATTCTTCCTACGGTGCTTGGTGATCGGGTCTTCACAGTATTCCTTCTGGAAGAGCATGTTCCCGGTGTAGGTGATGTTTGTCAGGATGACCTTCACATTGGAGTCCACCCACGGCTTTCCCTGCCGGGTATAAATGCCTCGGTCCATCAAGGCCCTGCCAATCTCAATCCGGGATGCGCCTTTCATGTACTCGGCATACATCCAACGGATGATCTCTGCTTCCTCCGGTACGATGACCAGTTTGTCGTCCTGCCACTCATACCCGAAAATGCTGAACTTGCCGTTGGGAATGCCTTGCTTGAACCGCTTGATCGTACCCCATTTGACGTTTTCGGAAATGCTGCGGCTTTCTTCCTGTGCGAAGGAAGCAAGGATGGAAAGCATCAGCTCTCCGTCGCCGCTCAAGGAATTGATGTTTTCCTTCTCGAAGCGCACCTCAATGCCGAGGTCCTTCAGGTGCCGGACCGTGTTTAAAAGGTCCACGGTGTTCCTCGCAAAACGCTGGATCGACTTGGTGAGGATGATGTCGATGTTTCCGGCTTCACACTCAGCCAGCATGCGATTGAACTCTTCACGCTTTTTGGTGCCGGTGCCGGAGATCCCGTAATCCGCAAAAACGCCAGCATATTCCCATTCGGGGTTCTTTTGAATCAGTGCGCTGTAATAGCTCACCTGTGCAGAAAGCGAGTGCTGCATCCGCTCGGATTCCATCGACACTCTGGCGTAGGCAGCGACTCGCTTTCTTGTTTTCAGAACCGGCAGTTTTCGCTCGATTTTCTCTACTGTTTTCAATGATATCCCTCCTTCCGGTAGTGTCTATATATCACTCTAAAAGACAGGAATATCAAGCGTTTTCGGATAATAATGTACCCAAATATGGTCGGTATTTTTCGAGCAGAATTGTATCAATTTCAGCGTATTCCTCATCGGTGATCAAGCCCTTTTCGAGCATGGATTTCGCCATTGAAATCGCTGCATGGTAGAGCATATCGTTGTGGAGCTCCTCCTTGCTCATCAGGCATCACCGCCTTTGAACCGGGCCGCAATATAACAGACGTGGGAGCAGTACTTGCGCTTGGCGTTTCCGTAGGCCGTGAACTCCTTTCCGCACTCTGGGCAGATAAAGGTATAAACGGCCTTCTGCTTCACAGCGTCCGGGTGTGCGTTCCACCATGCCGTCCGGCATTCCGGGCAGCAGAACTTTTTCTGTTTCCGTCTGGGGAACTGGATCAGCGTTTTGCCGCAGTTCAGGCAAAGCTGTGTGGGAACCTCCGCAAGGCTGTGGCTCTCTGCCTTCTCACCGGCGAGGCCGTGGGATCGACAATATGCTTTGACGCTGTCCTTTGACAGTCCGACGCTGTTGGCGATGGCCGTATATCCAAAGCCCTGATGCCGCAGGGCCGTTATCTTTTCTCTTTGCTCATTTGTCATGAGATTGTCCTCCAGTCCGAGAGGGGCCCCTCTCACTACCCACTGGAGGGAAATGGCCATCTTGAACGAAAAAAGAGCAAAAAAATAACGCCCTCCACGGAATGATCCGCAGAGAGCGTGTGATAGGTTCGGTTTACTTATTCGGGATCTTCAGCTTCATACCGCTGTAGATGACATTGCTTGTCAGTCCGTTCAGACTGACAATCTCCTTGTAGCGGCTGCCGTTGCCGAGATACTTCTTGGCAATCGCCCAGAGGGTGTCACCATGCACCACGGTATGGATGCGATAGTCATCGGTGGGTTTGGTACCTGCCACGGCAAGTGCAGAGGTCTTGACCGGCGACATGATGGCGTACCTGCCGGACTCGTCCTTATTAATGACTGCACGGTCCCCACTGACCTCAACCACATACCAGCGGAGCTTCTTCACCCAGCCGGGGATGGATTTGCCGCCATAGTAGGTGCTGCCTGTGATAGTCACAAGGTCGCCGACTTTGATTGTCGCAGAGGGCTTGACGGGCTTTGCAGGGTTCGTGTTTCCGCCGAGTGCCGCCGTCACCTTTTTTGCAAGGTCGCCCATACGGGCATACATCCAGTTGCCCGGACAGGATTTGTTAGCAAACCATCTGTGAACGGTAAGTACCATCTCGTCCGGCTTTGGATTGTAATTGAGCGTCTTTGCCTTATCACCGAGCCAGAGCAGCTTTGTTTTGCCGTTGCGTTTACAAATGTCAACGCAGAGTTTGATGAGCGTCTGATACACAACATCACGAAATGCATACGGTTCCGTGGTATCGGAAGCGCATTCGATGGTTACGGCTCTCTGGTCGTTTGCGTTGGAAGAGGAACACCAGGAACGGTTCTTCTCCTCTACATACATACCGACACGGCCGTCCGGTCCGATACCGTAGTTTGAACTTGCCTGACGGGATACGGGCAAAAAGATGTTGCCCAGCGTTTCCACACTGCACTGACCCACCACGCAGTGAGGCGTAATGCGGTCAATGCTGTGGGTGCGCTGCCCGGAGTGGTTCGGACTGAGTTTGGTGTAGGACACTAAGGAACTGTTCGTGTAAGCCATATTATTCGTCCTCCTTTTCACTGCGGTCATGAAGTTGCTCCAGAACGGATTTCAGCTTCTGCGGGATGGGCAGTCCCAGATATGCGGCGTTCTCCAACAGGGACACGCCCTCATTCGACAGGTAGAAGAAAATGACGGCGGTACGCATCACCGAGCCGCTGCCGATGACGCGGGTGTCGAGAATATGCCCGATGCCAACCAGAGCGAAGATGAGCACCTTTTTGAAAATGCCCTTGAATCCGACTTCGCTGGACAGCTTCTTATCCACCACGGCGCACATGATGCCGGTGATGTAGTCGATGACTACGAAAGCCAGAAGCGCATAAAGCAAGCCGTCACATCCTCCCAAGAACCATCCCAGCCAGCCGCCGATACCGGCAATAACCACCTGAATGGTCGTCCAGAATTCTTTCATTTTGTTTGTCCTCCTTTGAAATTAAAAATGGGTATGAAAAAAGTGACGCCGGAGCGTCACACTTTTCCGATGGCATAGATTGATACTTTGTAGGTTGCCGATGGTACTGTATTTGGTCTTACGGCAAATATCTTTCCGGGGTTGATTGTTGTAGACCAGCTACTTGAACTGCCTCGCTCCACAAACATGGCGTAATTGCTGTTCTCCGTGGAGATATGGACATGAGGAATTTCCGCGAAGGTAAATGGAAAATTAGGGAGCGCAATTGCACCGCTCTCATAGAGCACGCCCCATGCCGTCGAAATGGCGGTCGTAAAGGAATACTGACCCCAACATTCCGCTGTACCGCTTTTCCATTTACGATAATTCCAGATGCCGCTTATCCCTTGCTGAATGACAAAATCCGCAAGGGGTGAGCCATCCACCCGCATATCCCCGGCAACATCCAGCATGGCTTGTGGCTCCGGCGTGTTGATGCCGACCTTCTTTTTCCGCAGTGCAATGAGGGGCGTACCCTGCGGAACAGTAAAATATAGATCCAGACTGCTCAAAGAATAGAGCTTGTCTTGGACCTGTAGATGGAGGTCGTAGGAACTGTTGGCATCCAGACTGCACAGTTCCAAATTGGAGTAGCTGAAAGAGGTTCCGCTTTTTGTCGTGCCGGAATAGATGCTGGTGTAGCTGCCGTAACTGCTCTCACTGGTTTTCTTGTACCGATACCGCACATAAACCACGCTGTTTTTCTGCGTCCCGTCTACGGTAACAGCAGAAATAGAGCCTCTGAATTTGAGCTGCATTTCCGCTTCAATGTCGTTGGTTCGTCGGAGCGTCACCGAGGACACCTTCGGCTTTGCGTATGGGATGACCGTAATAGTTTGGGAAACGCTGGCGGTATAACCGCGGGAGTCCGTGACCGTGAGCGTGACCGTTACGCTGCCGGACTTGGCAATTTTTCCGACTGTGATAGCAGACCCAGTTGAATTGGATGCGGATAAACCGTTGCAGGAAGCGGTATAGTTGGAAATGGACGCTCCGTTCTTCGCAGTCGCCGTTTCGGGGGTGACCTTGAGGGTTGAGTAGTCCTGTACGAACAGCTGATCGTTGCCCGTGAGGTTCTTTGTGGTCGTGTAGCTGTCGGCATAAGTGAATCCGCTTATGGTCGGAGCGGAATTGGTCGCCGTGGTTAGTACAGTGGCGGTTTTGCTTGAAGTGCTGCCGATCTGCGTAGACCCACTGTAAGACGAAACCGCAAAGGTACCTGTGAACGACTTGATTGACGCCATAGCGTTCAACAGCGTTATTCTCTGTGCCGATGACAGCGTGACTGTGCGGTTTGCTGTACCCCTCGACCAGGAAAACCCGGAAATAGTCAGGATGGTCGTGCTGCCGTTTTTGAGCACCAGCGTATTGGTGTAGGAGGCTTCGTACACGGTCACATTGATGGTAATGGAAACCGTGGCATTGTCCGCCGTCACCGTGTTGACACTATTCACCACAGCACCGCCCAGCGTCTTGACCGTGGAACTGCCGGAAGTGCCGTAGACGTGGTTGTATTGCCGCCTTACTCTGACCCTCACCGTATAGCTCGTGTTCGGCGAAAGCGAGGACAATGTTACGCTGGCGCTGGTGGATGCCGTCGTTGAGAACTGCGTCCAGCTCGAACCGCCGTTTGTGCTGTACTGCCAGATGTCCGCCGTGGCAGAGGATGTAGCGGAGATTTTGAACCCGTTTGCCGTGACATTCGATGTACTGAATGTAACTGTGGGAGCAGAGCGGTCAATGGTAGTCAGCGTCATGCTGCCGCCGTATTCCTGTGAACCGTAGATATAAACACGGGTCGAGAATCCGACCGCAATCGTTTTGCTGCCGTTGCTGTTGTGAGCTACAGTAATCGTGCCACTGACAGAACCTTTCTTTGCCGGGAAAACACGGTCATCCCAATAGGTACGTTCCTTTGAGTAGACGGTCGTACCGTTGATCGTTACAGTGGTCGTGTCAATGGTGTAGTAAGTGGATGCGCCACCGGTAGAGGTCAGCGTCCAGGAAAGTGTCGAGCTGTTACCGACCACATTCACGCTTTCTGAAATGTCCAGTTGAAGATAGCGCCCATCGTATGCCGCGCTTTTCCAAGTTGCCATAGCTTTCCCTCCTTAATCCAGAATGACGATATTCAGCCCATCGGACGCCGTTGGCATCGGGACAAACTTCGTTTTGCCCACGGTCAGTTCGCCGTCCACCGTGGTTTTCTTGGTCTGCGTTTCGTCTTTGTTCAGAGTGAAAATCACTTCATCGTTGTAATAACCGGCGAACTCCGTGTTTGTGATGACCGTCCGCTGAGACGATGCGCTGTTGGATACCTCGATGCCCCGCTTGTCGATCTTGACCTCCTGCGTGTAGATCTCGTTGGGTGCAGGCGTCCACTTTCGGGGAATCGCTCCTTCGGAGATCATGATGTCGGCGAGGTAAATGGACGCATCCCGACAGTAGCAGTAAATACGCAGCGTAGGGTCAGTCACATCCGTGAGCGTCACGGAATAGTCCGTCCAGTCAAATGCCGTGGACTTATTGAACAGGTACTTGGTTTTGTTCCCGTTGTAGGTCAAATAGAAATACCCGGACATGGTCGAGGTTTTCTTTGCCCGAACCGAGATCGTATAAGTGCCGGGAACCACCCCTCGGATGTACTGCGACAACGAGGAGTATGCGCCCAGCACAAAGCAGGAGTCGGAAATGGTGTTGTTTTGCGTATCTGTGGAGGCATCCGTTTTCACCGTACCGGAGTAGCTCCAATCGTCCGTGATGCCGTTCAACCCGGAGGAATTCTGCACATAGTTGATGCCGCCGATGTACTGCTCCTGCATGGTGACGGACAGTCCATCCACCGTGTGTTCCAATTCCGAAACACGGCTTTCGGAGTTCAGCACCCGTTCCTCCAGGACGCCCTGGTCGTTGGACACCGTTTCCACGGTTTCGGTTAGGGTCGCCACATAGCTGTTCAGCCCGTCCACATTCTGCTGGAGATAGGCTGTTTTCTCCGCAAACTCCTCCGTTGAGACATACGCACGGAGTACCACTTCACCGCTCTCCAAATCCCAATAAGACGAGCCATCCTGTGACTGGATAACACCGGCCTTGATGATGTTCGCCACCAAAGAGCCGGAAGTGATGAAGTCTGCGACGATCTGCCCGTCTGCCGTAATGGCGGTTTCATAGGGACCGTTGTAGCCATTGTGACTGAAGCCAAGACCGCCCACATTCCACCGCCAAACATTGACGGACTCATCAATGGAGGGAGCGTCCAGAATGAGCAGCTCATAGGGCTGACCGTTTTCCTCGCTGGTGTGAATGACCACATAGCCGCCGCTCTGGCCGGTGATAAGGCCGGTTGCTTTGCCGATGGCGGTTTGGAGCAGCTTCGGAAAGCGTCCCACCGTGGACTCCACCTTATCAACCGAGGACTGCATCTCGGAGATGGTGGTGATCATGCTGGACTTGCTCTGACCGAGGGAAATGCTCTTGTACCGCTCGGCAAGGGTGTCGTACACCGTTTCAATGACCATAGCCGACACGCTGACACCCAGAAGCGAGTGCCGGATGGTGACGGTATCGCAGAGGTTGACCCGCTCCAAGAGTGCCGAATACTCCGGCTGTTTCCAGAGCGGCTCAAAGGAAACCTTGACCGTGGGGATGGTCGCACCCAGCGGATTTGCCTTGATATAGCTGTTGGCTTTGGCACGGAGTGCTTCTTCCGTAATGGCGGTGTTCTCTCCAAATTGGTCGGAAAAGTCCAGAATAAGCGTTTTCGACCGGACGATCTCCGAAGTCACAATGGGGAGCGTAACCTCCGGCAGCGTGACCACGGTTTCGGTATCCGTGCCCTCTGGGGTGTACACCGCATACGGAAGCAGAGCCGTGTACACGCCGCTGTTGTCCTCGTCCTGCTCCAATGCGGTGAGGTTCTTTCCGTATTCAATGACCACACCGGTTTTCTGTCCTCGGTGCGAATGGAACTTCACCGTGAAGTTGTCCCACTCAAACTCGCCGTGCCATTTGGAGAGCATGGAGCCTTCCATGCCGCCGAGACACGCCCGGACGCTTTTCGGCTGCGTGACGGAAAACGCCTTTGCGTCCGAGTAGTCCGTCCAGCCCGTGAAGCGTGTATCTCCGGCAAGAAGCTGCGAGAGAATGAGCTGCGGTGAGCGGCTCTCCGTCGAAAACGGCAGCACCGGCACATTGGCGAGATCGTAAGAGATATGCTGACCGTAGATGGTGACGATGCCGTTCAGAGGCTTTGTGATACGGTAAATGCGGAATGCCTGATCGCCTGCGGTGTCGTTGTGCTTTGCCTTGATGATGCACTCCTTGGTGATAAGCCCGTAATGCTGACCGCTGACCGGGTATTTCAGAAGACACTCGAACACGCCGTTGCGCTCCTCGGTGACCTCGCAGGAAATGGTATCCGTCAGCACACCAAGACCAAAGGTGGAAAAATCCGTGGCATTTGGTGGGTATAGGGCTGGAATCATAGGAAGTCACCTCCTTCCGGGCATAAAAATACCACCGGGGATTTCTCCGCGATGGTTTGGTTGAATGATTCAATTTTGTTCGACAAACTGGAAGTTGTTTATTAAACCTTTTTAACCTTAACCAACAACATCATAGGTCTACGCATTTCATTACACATTTCCGGCATACCCATCATATCTGCCGGAGGCATTGCTTCCTCAATAGCCTCAATTTGAAAACCACATTTTATAAGTGGATTCAATATCTGCGTTAATGTGTGGTGCTGTTTAATTACTCGTTGACCAAGAAAATTGGTTTCTCTTTCGCCTGTGTAATAGTAATTGTCGATTGGCCAATATTTAGGTTTCCCATTTTCATCATAAATCCAATCCTCATTAACACCTGCGGTGAAAGTCGGATGTTCAATATTGAATAGGAAATACCCACCTACTTTTAATGTGCAATACACCTTTTGATAAACATTAGCTAAATTTTCGATATAGTGCAGTACCAGGTTAGAAACAACTAGGTCATAAGTATTTTCAGGATAAATGTATTCTTCAACACCGCAAACTTTATACTTGATTTTGTCATCAGAGTTATCAGCTACTGCTTTTGCAATCATTTTTTGACTACTATCAATACCAAGAATTTCAGTAGCTCCCATTTGTACGGCATATTTGCAATGCCAACCGTAACCACATCCTAAATCCAAAACTTTTTTTCCCTGTAATTTAGGGAATAACGGTTGCAACTGATGCCACTCTCCAGCAGCTTTCAGACCATATTTGCTTCTTCCCATTTCCGCATATGCGGCAAAAAATTCACTATTATCGTAAATATTTCTCATTGATAATTACCTCCACAACTCCCGATTTGTCGTTCTAATTTTAAGATATTATACCATATCTCTGTGAACTTTTCTACCGTCCGTATTTACAAGCACCGCCACCTCGGAACGACCTCAATCCTTCGCACATTTCCGGCATAGGCGATGGAGTTTTCTCCGGGCTTCAGCATCGGAAAGCCCTCGCCAGTAACGGTATCGTTTTTGAGGACGGTGTCCTTGAAGCAGTTCATCAGTTCGCTGTCGATTTCAATGTACTCGTCCACACCGGAAAGTACCCAGGCGCTTGTGCCTTGACCTTCCGGCTGAATCATGAGCCGCACCGTGCCGCTGCCGTAGATTTTAATGTAGGGCTTGCTGTCAAAGGCGGTGGGATTCGTGACGGTCAGTCTCGGATTTCCATCCGCTATGGTCTGCTGTCCCGCAAAGCTATATTTAAACGGCTTGCAGTTGAAGGTCACGGTAAAGCAGCCGATTTTGTTCAGCTGCTCCTCAATGTCCAGATTGCCAGAGATGACGCCGTAGCGGAAATACTCCGCATCGTAGGAGTCGGTGATTTCGTGGTATCTGTCCGGCTCGGAGTACAACCAGCCTTTGATGTTCCGTAGAACATCGGCAAGGGCGGCGGTATTCTTCCGTGCGAGGAACACCGTGTAGGTCACTTTGATGTTGGAAAATCGGCGGTTGGGATTGATAATGTCACCGCTTCTGCCGGGAATGGAGATGAACTCCGCATCGTACTCCGGTGCGGAGAACACATCCTTCTTCTCAATATGCAGACCGAAATCAGCGGAACTGCGGCCGTTGTAGGTAAAATAGGTCATGCGAATACCACTCCTTTCCGCTGGGCGAACTGGTTCGCCGTTTCCATGACTTCGTTGGTGAGTTGACGGATATCCTCGCTGCTGTAATTGTTGAAGTTCGTGATGTTCAGGGCGATGGTGAAAGCGGATGCCGCCTTGCCGACCACGCCGTCCACGGCAGAGCGGATCGAGCCGTTCACATCAAAGTCGGTAGATAAAGCCGTCTGCATATCGTGAGCGAGGTCGCCCATGACGCCGTTGATGTCCTCTGCCATCCCTTCTGCGGCTTTGACCGCTTCATCGCCGTTGTCGTCAATGGAGCCTGCAAGACCCTTGACCAGCATTTCACCGACCCATGCCATCTCCTTCGAGGGCGAATGGATACCGAAGAAATCGCAGATACCGTCCCAGATGGAGGAGATCCACCCGGAAACCTTGTCCCACAGCCACGAGGCAAGCTGGGTAATACCGTCCCACAGGCCTTTTACGATATTACCGCCGATCTCCACGATCTTATACATCAGAGAACCGAAGGCTTTCACGATACCCGCAATGATCTGCGGCACCGCCTTGACGATCTCCACGATGATGGTGGGCAGGTTTTCAATCAGCGCAACAAACAACTGAACGCCTGCCATGATGATCTTATCGATGTTTCCGACCAGTGCATTGACAATGCCGGAGATGATTTGCGGAATCGCCTGTACGATGGTCGTAATGATTTGCGGCAAAGCCTGTATCAGCGAGATCAGCAGGTCGATGCCCGCTTGGATGATTTGTGGAATGGCGTTAAGCACGGCGGTAATAATGCCGTCAATGATTTTCGGGATAGCTTCCACGATCGCCATAATGATTTCCGGCAATGCAGTCACCAGCGAGGTCAGAAGCTGAATGCCTGTTTCGATAATCTGCGGAATCGAATCCAGTAAGAAGGTAATGATGCCGTTGATGATCTCCGGCAGAGCGGCGATCAACACGGGGATTGCGTCCAGAAGTCCTTGCGCCAGTCCCGTGATAAGTTGTAAGGCTGCGTCAAGGAGCATCGGCAGGCTGTCCACCAGACCTTGTACGATGGTGACGATAGCCTGCACCGCTGCCGGGATGAGCGTGGGCAGTGCATCCGCAATGCCTGTCACAAGTGTAGACACCAGCTGAACCGCTGCCTCGATAAGCAGGGGCAGATTCTCAATCAGCGTATTCACGATAGTCATGAGTGCGGACACCGCCGCCGGGATAAGCTGTGGAAGCAGGGACAGAAGCGTTTCCAGCACCTGCGAGAACAGCTCAGTGACCGCTTCCAGCAGTGTGGGCAGCAGTTCGCCCACAGCCGTCAGCAGAGCGTCCAGCGCCGTGGGCAGAGCCGCCACGATGTTCTCAATAACCGGGGTGATGTTCGCCACCACGGTCTTGAAGGCATCCACCATGTTGTTGCACAGCAGCTCCATGTCAGCGTCCGCATCACCAAAGCCTACGACGAGGTTCGACACGGCGGATTTCAGTGCATTGACAGAACCGGAAATGGTGGCTTCGGCTTCCTTGGCAGTCGTACCCGCAATATCCATGCTCTCCTGCATGACATGGATGGCTTCCACCACATCTGCGTAGGAGGAAATGTCGTACTTGACACCAGATATCTTCTCCGCATCGGCAAGCAGGCGCTCCATTTCCTGCTTTGTGCCGCCGTAGCCCAGCTTGAGGTTGTCGAGCATCGTGTAGTTCTGCTTGGCAAAGCCCTGGTAGGCATTCTGAATGGAGGACATATCCGTGCCCATCTTGTTGGCGTTATCGGACATATCCGTGATTGCCATATCCGCATACTTTGCGGCCTTTTCGGTATCGCCGCCGAGGGACTGGATCAGGCTTGCGGAAAAGCCCGTGACCGTCTCCATGTACTCGTTGGCAGAAAGCCCTGCCGTTTTGTATGCGTTGGCGGCATACCGTTGGATCTCCTGCGAGGAGTCCTTGAACAAGGTATCCACACCGCCGACCAACTGCTCGTAGTCTGCATAGGCGGCGATGACCTCTTTGCCGAGCTTCACGGCGGCAGCACCTGCAGCGACAGCTACGGCACCGAGTGCCACACCTACGGTTTTGAGAACCTTGCCGAAGCCTTCAAACTTACTGCCGGATTCCTCCGCAGCCTTGCCGCCCTCCTTGATGGCTTTTTCGTTTTCGTCCAGCTCCTGGTTCATGTCGTTGAGGGCGGCTTCGGCATTGTTGAGTTGGATCTGCCAGTTCTGGGTGCGGCGGTCGCTTTCTCCGAAAGAGGTGGCGGCATTCTGCAGAGCCTTGCGAAGGGTATCGATTTTTGTTGTCTGCTCGTCGATCTCTTTTCGCAGCACCTTGTTCCGTGCGGCGAGTGCCTCCACGGATTTATCGTTTTTATCGAACTGAGAGGTGGCAAGCTTCATTTCGGAGCCGAGCACCTTGAAAGACTGGTTGATGTCCGCCAGTGCTTTCTTGAATTCTTTTTCGCCCTCAAGACCGATCTTCAGTCCGAAACTGTCTGCCATGTACCGTCACCTCCTTGTGGATGGCATGAAAAAAGCACCCTCTCACCGAGAAGTTGGGACGAAACCGTCCGAAGTTTTCGATGAAAGCGTGCCTGATGGTATGAAAAAGGAGTGTCCCCGAAAGGTCACTCCTCGTAGATATATGAGTTATTTTGTCAGAACAATTCTACCCGGCCAAGCAGTAGGTCGATCAGATTGCAGTGGAAGATGCCGTTGTCGTCATAAAAATTGTGCGGCACATCCATGCGAACGATAATTTTTTTGAAGAAATCCTTGGTAAGCATCAGCGATGCCAACTCGGAGAATTCCTTTTTATCGGTATCCATGCGGAAAGCGGACTGAATATAGATTTTTTTATCTGCATCGTTTACCACAAAGTCGATCTCTTTCTGAACCTTGCTGTCGCCTGCGCGGTCGCAAACCACACCGACATCAACAGAGTACCCGCGCCGCAGAAGTTCGTTGTAGATCATGTTTTCCATGATATGACCGGGATCGTACTGGCGGTAATTCAGCCGTGCGTTCCGAAGCCCGATATCCGTATAGTAGTATTTGTTCGGATACTTGAAATAGGTCTTTCCTTTGACATCGTATCGCTTTGCCATTGAAATGAGGAAAGAGTCGATAATATACTGCACATAGTTTGAAACCATCGCAGGATTGATTTTTTCGTTCTTCATGGACGCGATGGCATTTGCGATATTGGTCGGATTCGTCAGCGAACTGATCTGCGAAGCAAGGAAGTCCAGAATATCATTCAGAACATCCTCGCGCTCGATGCCGTTTCGCTCCACAATATCCTTGACATACAATTCGCTGTAGAGGGAGGTCAGATAATCCTTCTTATCTTTGTCATCCTCCAGTGCTAAAAGTCTAGGCATACCGCCATAGAGCATATAGGTATCCAGTGCTTTTCGCTCGTCGCCGCCCACGGCAGAATAAAACTCCGCAAATGACAAAGGGAACACATGGATCTGTGTAGCACGACCGCGAAACTCTGTTGCGATATCTTTCGACAGCCCTTTGGAGTTACTGCCGGTGACATAAACATCAAGGTTTTTATATGCCTTGAGTTCGTTCAGCATATCGTAGATGGTAACCTCGATGCCGCCGTTTTCCTTGTCCACTACTTTCGTGGTGAACTGCACCTCATCAATGAACAGATAGAATTTTTCATCCTTCCTGTCCCGGACGGTGCTTTCTACATATTCGCACAGAGTGATCGGATTTCTGAACTTATAGTACCGCCGCTGATCCAACTCGATTTTCAAAATATGATCTTCCGAAACGTTCTGCGAAAGAAGATACTCGAAAAACAGATCGAAAAGCAGTACGGACTTGCCGCATCTGCGTATGCCTGTGATGACCTTTATCTCGCCGTTCCACATACTGTGGATCAGTCGGTTCATATAGGAATCTCGTTTAACCATGCATTTCACCTCGTACTTAGGACGAAACCGTCCGAACTTCTATGTGTAGTATACCACGATTTTTGAAAAATATCAAGGCTATACGAAAAAGTTCACAAAGAAGTTGCGACGGAAACGGACTAAGTTCGAGGTGAAGCTGTCCGATATGGGTCAAATGCCGTCCGGGATAATATCGTCAATGTAATGCTCTCGTGCCGGGGAGGCCTGCCCGTTATACTGCTTGTGGCACTCCCATAAGTCCAGCAGCAGACCGAACGGCATCAGCCACACTTCATCCTGGCTGAGATGAAGGTGGGCAAGGCCGTAATAAAGAAGCCGAGTAAACAGCTCCGCATCGGAGACCGTTACCCGACTGGTGCGTTTTTTGAGTCTTTCTCGCTTTCCACATTCCGCTTGGTGCCCTTATAGAGAGCTTCCGTAATGGCGGTTTTGTATCCTGCAAGGTCGAGTGGCGTGGTCAGAAGCTCCACCCATCCTCCGTGAGCAGCTCCTTGGGATGCTCCTTGTCCTTGAGGTTGTGGATGAGAATGCTCTGATTTGCAAGAAGTGTGATGAGCCACACGATCTCGCCGATAGCCATTTCAAAGTTCTCTGACTTCATCAGCTTCTCGCCGAGGTTTTCCAGACCGCCGTATCGACCGGCGATCTCCTTGGTGGCCTTGGTTGTGAGGAGCAGCGTGTACTCCTCGTCACCGATGGTGATGACTGCGGTTCTTTCGTTATCCATTGTGCGTTACCTCCGTTAGCCCTGATTCTGGGGAGTTGTAGTATAAGTCGGCTCGTAGACTTCCTTATACCAGTTCGTGATGGTCGCAGTGGGCACATCGCCCTCCAGTGCCTCCGCTTTCCACGGGTGCTTGCCGCCTGCGTCTGCCTTGTTGCGGCGCAGAATAGTGCCCTCAATGGTCGGCGTAGAAAAGGTAATGCTGTCGCCCTTGGTGGCAAGGTTCGTCGCCGGAATACCGAATTTCACGCGGTACAGCCAGTAATACTTGTACTTGCCGTTGGACTTCTTGGCACGGAATCCCACCGCCACAGGGTCGCCGCCGTCCTCGGATGCGGAAATCAGCACCTTGTTCTTGTCAATAGTCGCACCCGTGAGGTCGGATGCCGCCGCAGAGCCGATATCGTCAATGCCGAGGGAGAGTGTGCCGGATTTGAATTCCTTCACGATCTCCGAAGCACCGTCGTCGGCATAGAGCGTCGCTTCTGCCAGTTCCACCGAAAGGTCAGCGGAGATGGCTTTCGCAAGCTGCTCCGGTGTACCGTAGGTTTCCTCACCGGCATCGTTCTCGGTGATTTTTGCGTAATATAGTCTGTCAAGACCGATCGTTGCCATAACTTATTCCTCCAGTTCGTAGATTTGTGCCACGTCAATGGCGTAGTGATGGTAGCCGGTTTCGGTCTCAAAGCCGATGTACCGGCGGTCGGTAATATAGAAATCCGCACCCAGCAAGGCACGGAAAAGGTCATTTTTCAGTTTGGTGTAACTGCCCTTTGTGAAGATGGACAGCCGTGCCTCCTGTGTCTCACAGCCGGGAGCGTTGTCGGCGTGGAGCTCAAAGCTGTCCGACAGCGGCGTAATCACCAGATAGGTGTCCGGTGCTTTGCCGGAGAACACACCCGTTTCCACTGGAACACCGCAATGCTCGGCGATGGTTTGTAAATCGGATAGCAGACTCACAGCTTTTCCACCTCCTCATCCAGCGCCTTGGTCATGGCATCGATGCATTCCTGCCGGGATGCCGTTTTCGCAGGCTTCAGAAACGGCTTTGCAGGCTGACCGTGCTTGCCGTATTCGATGATGTTGGCCAGCTTGGCATTGCTGCTGCCGTCCGAGCGGGGTTCTGCGAAGCCGACCTTGATGTCGTGGTTACCATCCCGGTTCAGCTTGGAGGGAGAAAGGCCGAGTGCGCCCTCCAGTTCGCCCGTGGTGCGGGATTTGAACTTTGTCTCTCTGCCGATAACGGAGGAAAGATTGCTCTTGACTCTCTTCAGCACGACCTCACCACCGGCCTGCAGGACGATATCCGCCACGCTGTCAAAGTTGCTGCCGAGCTTGGAAATCTTCAGAAGGAAATCCTCCGGCATTTTCATGTCGCACTTAGCCAATGGTCGGCACCTCCTTTTTCGCCAGTACCTCGATGTACATTCCACGACCCTTTACATTCTCCACGGACACAATATCGTAGCGACAATCATCGCAGATGAGAAACTGGTCGGTAGTAACCGTCAGCCCCGGAATACGCCGAAAACGGAACAGGTCGGTCGCTTCGCTGAATGCGGCGAGGTTTGCCCAACGCTGTGAACCGTGCCGACCTTCCCGGTACACACGGACGGAAGCGAGGACTTCATTCTCGGAATGGGTAAAGCCCTCGCTGTCCTTGACTTGACGGTTTTTCACGATGTCGGCAAAGCCGTTCATCTTTCCGAAGCTCATATCTGCCACCGCCTATCCAAGCGGAGCAGCAGATTGACCGTGTTCCACACCTGCTGTGCCGCTCCGGTGTTATCCGCAAAGAAGCCGCCCGTGCTGCCGTCCCGGCTTTCATAGAAGTGGGATGACAGCATGATGACGGCTTGCTCTGTGGTGGGCGGCATGGGGTTCTCCTTGTAGTAGCCCTCCGGGATGTGCTGGTAGCTTTCGGCGTAAGAAACAGCGGCGGTGATGTAGCTTTTCAGCAGGGCATCATCCGCCGTATGTTCCAGAATGAGATTGGCTTTCACTTTGGAAAGAAGCTCGTCCATCAACGCCGCCTCCTTTCATCAAGACGCCTTCATCTTCAGAAGCTGGATACCCTCCGGCAGGATGATCTTGCCGTCCACACGCTCGGTGGCAACAAAGCCGACCTGACCGTTGGTGGAATACAGCTCGTTCAGACGCTGAACGGTTCTGCCGGTGCGGTCAGCGATCCAATAGCTCTGGAAATCGCCGAAGGCAATGGAGAGCGCACCTGCCGCCAGCGTGGGAGCATACGGGCTGG